TTAAAATACCACTTGCAAATACAGTTGATTCAGCTTCTCCGCTTGGTGTTTCTGTATACTCACGAGCAGAAAAACTGATAAAAGATGCTGACGAGCAATACAGTCGCTTGTTATGGGAGTTTGAAGGTTCGGAACTTGCCATTGATGCAGCGATTGAGTATTTAGAACCCACCAAAAAGGATTTGAAGTTGCCAAAAAATAGCGACAGACTTTTCAGAAGGCTTGATATTGATACTCCGGCAAACGGAAATGCTTTTTACCAGATATTCAGCCCGCAAATTCGAGACCAATCACTTGTAAATGGGCTAAATCGTATCTTTCAGCGAATAGAGTTCAACTGCAATCTTGCATATGGAACAATTTCCGACCCGCAAGTGGTTGATAAGACAGCAGAGGAGATAAAGGCGAGTAAACAGCGTTCCTATGCTTCTGTTCTAGATATTCAAAAAGCATTGGAAGGTGCATTGGAAGATTTAATTTATGCTATGGATGTCATGTGTAGTATTTATTCTCTTGCGCCGAAAGGTGAATATGAAACGTCTTACAGTTGGGATGACAGTTTGGTAACAGACCGTAAAGCTGAATTTGCAGAGAAGTTCCAGTTGGTACAGGGTGAGATTTTGGGTGCAGATGAATTTCGTGCATGGTACACAGGAGAGGAGATTAAAACCGCTCGCCAAAATCTTCCGCAGAGCCGAGTTGAGGAGTGATAACTTTTGCTTACTCCTGAATTTTTAGCAAGTTTTCCTCAGCCTATCTTTGATTTGTTTCAAGATTTAGAAGATGAGATACTTGTCGATATATCCAGACGAATTGCAAAGAGCGGAAAAATTACAGATACAGCACAATGGCAAATGGAAAGATTGAGTGTAATTCTTTCTACTGACGAAAAAATAAAAAAAGCTATTTCTAATGTTGATAAAAAAGTACAGAAAGAAATAGAGAAAATGCTAGCTGAAGCCGCTCAAACATCTTTTGATGCAGAAGCGGCTATTTATCATGCTGCAAATAAAAATATCAGGAAACTTGCGGACTACAGCGAACTGGAAATCCTGATCGAAAGTATCACAAGGCAGACACAAGGTGAGTTAAAAAATTTAACCCGTACTATGGGCTTTGTGGAGCAGGTCAATGGTAAATCTCATGCGGTAAGTCTTACAACAGCATATCAAAAACAGTTGGATTTGGCGCAGTTATCCGTATCAACCGGAACGCTGGACTATAACACGGCGATAAGAACAGCAGTAAAGCGACTTGCTGATAGTGGTATCCGCTTCATAGATTATGAATCGGGCTGGACAAATCATCTTGATGTAGCTGCAAGGCGGGCAGTAATGACAGGTGTGAATCAGCTGTCTATGAGAATGACAGATTTTTTAGCGGATGAACTGGGCTGTGAATTCTTTGAAGTAACTGCACACGCAGGCGCAAGACCGTCACACAGAGTGTGGCAAGGTGAAGTATATCACAGGGGCGGAGAAAAAGACGGTTACCCCGATTTGGAAGAAACTACAGGTTTAGGCAGAGTTGATGGGCTGTGCGGTGCAAACTGCAGGCATGGATATCATCCGTTCTTTCCGGGCATATCCGAAAGGACATACAGCCGAAAACAACTGCGAGAGATTGACCCTCCTTCATTTACATATAACGGTAAGGTTTATAACACATATGAAGCTACACAAAAGCAAAGAGATATGGAAACGGCCATACGGAAAACCAAACGGGAGTTACTTGGATATGATTCTGCCGGACTGAAAGACGATTATGCAGCTGCCGCGGTAAAACTCAAAAGACAGCGTGACGCGTACAAAGAGTTTAGCTATCATGCTGACATGGCACAGCAGAAAGAATTAACGCAAATTTATGGTTTTGGGCACAGTCAGGCAAGCAAAGCAGTGTGGGTAGAAAAGGTAGCAAAATCATATGGAGATTTTAAAGGTATTACATTACCAAATGGTATTAAAATTACTGGAGCAAGTGACCACTTTGGATTGCGAGCAATGTCACGGAATGTTTCAAAAGAGGATATAGAGAATGCTTTGACAAAGCCACTGCAGATTAGTAAAATGAAAATAGATACAAAAGGCAGAGAGAGCTTCTGTTTAATAGGAGAAAAAGCAACGGTATCTGTTAATCCTGACGGTACATTGATTACCGTTTATCCAACAAGTACCAAAAGAGCTAAAAGACTAAAAGGAGATACATCGTGAAGGGTTTACGGAGCTGGTTTAATGAAAAACAACTGAATTTACTTGAAAAACTTAACTACCATTTAACTGATGATTATGATTATTCTGACGATGAAATTATTGAAATCATAGAGGCGGTAGAGAATTATTTGATGATGCACGGATTTGAAAAAGATTATGTACCGAACGACATAGGAAATGCATGTGAAAGTATTTTGGATATTTTTGGAACAAAAACTTAAGATAAAAGTAATGTACCACCTTATTTTTAGGGTGGTTTTTTTATGCCCTGGGCATGGCGTTAAAAGGCTTTTTTATTTTGGCTGACTACGAGCGTAATCGGTGGAGTAGAAAGAGATGCGACCTCGTACAAAAGCGTATCTACAGAAAGGATAACTATGAAACGAGAAGAACTAATTGAACTGAATGTGCCGGAGGAAGCGATTGACAAAATCATGCAGATTAACGGAGCGGATATCGAAAAAGCAAAATCTGCTCTTGAAGAAAAAGAAAAAGCGCTGACCGAAGCACACGAGAATTTAGAGGCTGCCAACAAGCAGATAGAAGAGTTCAAAGGAATGGATATCGAGAGTATCCAAAAAGCATGTGATGACTGGAAGCAAAAAGCAGAGCAAGCCGAAGCTGATAAGCAAAAGTTTATCCACGAAAGCAAAGTTGCGGGATATGTAAAAGGTTTAAAGCTAAAGGATGAAATTTACGAAAATCATGTAACAAAAATGCTGCTGGATAAAGGGCTGCAATTTGAAGGTGACAAACTGATCGGCGCAGATGATGTTGTAAATCCATTTAAGGAATCTCATCCTGATGCGTTCCAGAGCACAAAACCAACACCGACATTTGTAGCGGCTACAGGTACATCACAAGAAATGAAACTAACAAAGGAAGATTTTAGAAAAATGGGATATCAGGATAGATTATCTCTTAAGTCTGAAAATCCCGAACTTTATAATGAATTAAAGGAGTAATTTAATATGGCAGATGTAACAAAAATTGCAAATATGATTAATCCAGAGGTAATGGCAGATGTCGTTAGAGATAAACTGACCGATTTGATTAAATTTACACCACTGGCAAAAATCGATACTACTTTGCAGGGAAGAGCAGGTGATACTGTAACACTTCCTAAATTTGCATATATTGGGGATGCGGCTGATGTTGCGGAGGGTGAAGCTATTCCAATGGCACTTCTTACAACTAGCACCTCAAAAGTAAAAGTAAAAAAAGCAGGTAAAGGTATCAAAATAACCGACGAGGCTGTACTTAGTGGATATGGTGACCCTGTAGGAGAAGGAACAAATCAACTGTCTTTGTCTATTGCTGCTAAAGTAGACAACGATTGCTTAGCTGCGTTATCTGGAATTAAAGCAAACATGACCGTTGATGTAAGTGCTAAAGATACAATCGGTAGTCATGTAATTGCGGATGGTTTAGTAAAATTCGGTGAAGACTTGGAAGGGGAAAAAGTGTTATTGATTGCCCCTGCTCAGTTGGCACAAATCCGAAAAGACCCTGATTATTTAAAACCTTCCGAAATGACACAGAAAGCAATTATGGGCGGTGTTATTGGTGAAGTTTGGGGTTGCCAAATTTGCGTTTCCAACAAAATCAAAGTGAGTGGTTCCAAATATACAAACTACATTGTAAAACCGGGCGCACTTGCAATTTATCTGAAACGTGGGGTAGAAGTTGAAACTGCAAGAGATATTAGCTTAAAGCTAACCGAAATTACAGCAGATGAGCATTATGCAGTTTATCTTCTTGATGAAAGCAAAGCTATTAAACTGGTTACTGCAGAAAATCCAGTTGAAGCCGCAGCGTAATTAAAATAGAGCTATGGCATATGCAGACTATACATACTATCAAACGCAGTGGGGCGGAGAACTTGAACAAAAAAATTTTGCTATTTTGGCGGAAAGAGCTTCCGATTACATAGATACAATTACTTTTAATCGAATTAAGGAAAATACAAATTTGATGTGTGATGAAGTAAAGAAAGCAGTATGTAGTGTAGTTGACGAAATGCAGCAGCAGAAAACCATTAAAACAAAAGGTATTGTGAAATCATTTAACAATGACGGATACAGTGAGACACTGTCTTATGGTTCAGATTCTCGCTCAAATGCACGTAAATTGAGAGAATCAGCTTCTTTATATTTAGCAAACACAGGTCTGTTATATCGGGGGTATTGCCATGATAGGAGCAAATAAAGTCATCACCTGCTTTGTAGAGCAGAAAGACGAGACATACAAAAGATATCTGATTACTGGTGCAACATGGCGAGAGTTGACGGCTGTGAGTACCACGGACAAAGGGTTGACCTTAGATAACTTTGTAAAAATTCGCATACCCATTGAAAATGCACCGGAAAGCTTCACACCGCAGAAAGAAATGCTAGTGGTGCAAGGAGATTGCAACGAAAACGTTGGTGTAGATATCACTGCCAGCGCACTCAAGAGAAAGTATAACGCGGTGACAATAAAGTCTGTGACCTATAACACAGACGGTCAATGTCCGCATTGGAAGTTAGAAGGTGTGTAAATGGCCGGAATTAAAATTAAAATTGACCCTGTAGACAAGATACTGCTAAAACGTAGCTTGAATCAAAACGGGCAAGCACAAAAATTCTTTTCCAGTGAAGTTCGCCGCATGTCTGACCCTTATGTGCCTTTTCAAAAAGGACCTTTGAAAAATACAGCTAGAGTGTATCCGAATCGTATCGAGTACATTCAGCCGTATGCCAGAAAAAACTACTATGAAAACAAAGGGTATGGCACACAGGGAACAAATAAGGGAGGCTTACGTGGCAAGCAGTGGGTTCCGCGTATGTGGATTGACAGAGGCAAAACCATTGTGAAAAGTGTGGCTAAATTCGCAGGAGGTGTTGCGAAATAAACATTATCAATGCAATTTATGACTATATGCGTACTTGTCCGCTTCTTGATGAAGATGGAAAAGTACGTGTTAATTTTTTAGGGGACACCCCAATTGAATATGTAATTGAAGAAGTACCGGCAGAACCGATAGTCAAACGATATGTTGACGGCTCATCGATTCGGCAGGTACTTTTTATTTTCGCCAGTCGTGACGATTACGACAAAAGCGCAATACAAAATATGCTTTCCTCGAATTTTTATGAAAACCTTTCAGATTGGTTCGAGCAACAAACGTTAAACGGTGACCTTCCGAAATTGCCGCAAGGTATGGAAAGTCAAAAAATAGAAGCAATTTCAACAGGATACGCATTGGAAGCGGACGAGCTTGAAAAAACGGCGCGGTACCAAATCCAATGCAAATTAACTTACTATAAGGAGCGATAACATGAGTCAAACAATTCAAAGATATCAAATTGCCGACTACTTAAATGTTGGCACAGATGAAGAAACATACGAACTAATGGGTGCAGGCTTTAATACACTGGATGAAAACCCAGCAGCCAAACTGGATACAAAAACATATGTGAATGACCGTTCCGCAACATCCACAATCAAAGGTTATCAAGCGCAATTTCCATACGATACAGACCTGATTGCATCAGAAAAAGCAGTTATGTATCTATATGAGGTCGGCAGAAATCAGAAAACAGGTGCAGAAGCAGAAACTGACTATGTAAGAGTAGAACTTTTCAGCCCTGTTTCATCGAAAGAAAACACTTTCAAAGCCCGAAAATTCCACGTTTCCATTGAAGTTTCATCTTTCGCGGGTGCAGGCGGCGAGACTGTCAAAGTAACCGGTAACCTAAACAATGTTGGTTCTTTTATTGACGGTGAGTTCAACACAAAAACAAAAACATTTACTGCCGCAGGTGCAGGAGCGTAACGTTAGGAGGATACGACATGATTATTAACGGCGTTGAGCTGGAATGCGACGTTTTAGACGTTACAACCTTAAAAGCGATTAAGCAAGGAAGCGAAAGAGTAGCGAACATAAATAAAGAAATCGCTCCCATTCAAGATGAAATCGAACAAATAGAAGCAATGTGTCATATTATTTTTGACTTTTTCGACTGTGTGTTTGGTGAGGGAACAGCCAAAAAATTATTTGGAGATAAAGTAAGCCTAACCCTTTGCATGGATGCATTTGAATCCTTTATGAAACAAAAAGCAGAGCAAGAGGAAGCCTTTAATAAAAGAGCTGAGAAGTACAAAGGAAACCGCAGCCAACGCCGTAAAAAAGCATGAATATCCTACTAGATAAATTGCCGACAGCCGTCGAGGTAGGCGGCAAGATGTATGATATCAATGCGGATTTTCGGACAGGAATTAAGCTGGAAATGACGGCGATCAGTGAACTGGATGACACAGAAAAATTAATGCGAATACTATTACTGTACTACGGTGATATTTCTGGCGTTCCTGCTGACGTAGGCGCAGCTTTCACCGCGGTAATGAACTTTTACCACTGCGACAAAGATAACGCCTCACAAGGCGGCACAGCGACCAACAGGCGCACACAAATATATTCTTTTGAGCATGATGCTCCGTATATCTATGCCGCGTTTTTAGAGCAGTACGGAATCGACTTAACACAGGAAAACGACCTTCATTGGTGGCGATTCAAAGCAATGTTCGATTCTCTCAGTGAGAAAACTCAATTTGTGAAAATTATGGGGTATCGGTCCATGACAATCACAAAAGATATGAGCCCACAGCAGAAAGAGTTTTACAGACGTATGCAGAAAACATATGCAATCCCTGTATCGAAAACTGAAAGAGAAAAGACCACTGCATTGGAACAAGCATTATTAAACGGCGGAGACCTTACAGGACTGTTATAAATACTCACAAAATATTGCTATATCTCCCTTAATATGATAAAATATTCCATATTTATACAAGGGGGAGAAAGTATGAAAAAGATAATTGCATTTTTACTGATTGCATCGGCATTATCTGTTGGTTTAGTTGGTTGCGGAGAGGAAACGCAGAATAGTAGTTCAATAAGTAACATATCCAGCGAAACTCAACTGTCATTATCAAAAATGAATGCTGCACAAATTACTGAATACTTGAAGGCGCAAGGACTTCCAATTACGAATGAAATCGATTATGCGGAAGAAAATGACCCGAATGAATTATTAGGAAGACCAAACCAATATACCAGTAAAGTAAATTTTGCTGATAGTCGAATTACTGAGCAATACGATATTGAAAATAACCCTGTAGGTGGAACAATTGAAGTTTTTACCAATAGTGGAGATGCCACAAAACGTAAAGAGTATGTAGAGGCTATTGCTCAAAATGTAAGTTTTGCGACACAGTATATATATCAGTATGATAATGTAGTTTTGAGGCTTGCCTACGAACTAACCCCAACTCAAGCAGAAGAATATAATACAGTAATGAAGGCCTTATATGAAGGCAAAGGAATAGAAGTTAGCAATCCATCAAGTTCTGAAACGTCATCAAAAATTGATTATTCTTCGTTAAAACCATCTCAACAAATTTATTCAATCAGTTTAAGTTCTAGTTCAGGAGTATATGGGGAATATGCTTTTGAAGTTACAAATACATTTGACCAAGCGGTAAAAATTGAAAATTATACGGTTGATTTTATTGGCAATGATGGAACAATACTAGAAAGTGATAAGAGTGTTAATATTGTTCCCCGTATCATTCAACCAGGTGAGAAGGCTTATTGTGGGTCAACATTTTCAGTTGATACAACAGAAAACCCCGATGATATTAAAGAAATGGTTGTACATTTGAATGGTGTAAGAGTGGTAAAAAGTGAGGTAGAACTCTTAGATTTCTCAAATTTGAACGTTTTAAAATCATCGGGAAATGTATTTAAGATAACAGGAATGGTGGAAAATAATACTTCTAAAGATGTTTCTCTGGGTTCTATAACCGTAGTTGCTTTGGGTGAAAACGATAAACTGTTAGCAGCTAAATACATTGGTATTGATAATCTAAATAAGGGAAATACTCAAACAATTGAAACGACCTTTAGAAATCAAAATTTAAATATTGATGATATAAAAAAAGTAATAGCTACAGGATATGACTTTACAGGGGTATAATCCAATGAAAACCAACTATCATTTTAGGTAGTTGGTATTTTTATTGGAAAAATTTATATACCCTCTTTAATAAATAAGCATTGTACAGAAATGTACGGTGCTTTTTTTATACCTTTTTAAAGGAAGGTGGAACAAATTGAAAAGATAAAATGTCCAAATTGTGGGCA